TTATTTATTTAGGGTCGAAAACCGATACAAGCGATCTTGGCGACACTCTGGTGGCTTTCGCAGTCCGTTCAGTGCCTGGGATCTGCTGGGTGGGATCTTCTACAAGCAACATAAGTGCCGTCTGTACTTCTGTTGATTGTGGTTTTTCACCGACATGGGTTTTAACGAAGCCAAGCAGCGCAGCAAATCCGTGGACTATTACAGACCGTGCTCGTGATCCTTATAACCCAACTATAAGACGGCTGCATCCAAACCTTAGTCAAGCTGAAGAGCCTGATTCTTTGACTTGCGGGGACATGTTGTCGAGCTCGTTTAAGTTGCGAGCCTCACACGGCAACGTAAACCAATCCAGCATAAATTATATTTTTCTCGCCATTGCAGAATCTGCCATCGGCGGCGGCATCCCATTTCCCAACGCGAGGTAAAAACGATGTTTGCACAGCTCACAAAATCTGACTCCGGCTATGATCTGCCGGTTGTGAAAACCGGCAACGCGGGCCGGATGGCAAGCGGGCAGATCAGCGCCGGTGGCGTACAGTCGCTCGATCCTGACGCGCTGAAAAACAATTACGGAATCGTCCGCATTGAGACGGTTCGAGCCGCGCTTCAAAAGTATCAGCAAGACATCGAGTCGGCTCGCGAGCTTGACGGGACGGTTTACCGAATCACATATGCCGCCGCCGATATCCCGCTTGATCAAGCCAAGGCGCAGGCCCTCGCCGAGATCGCGACAACGCGCTACGTCGTTGAGACCGGCGGCGTGATCGTCGCTGACAATTTCTACAGCACAGACCGAGACAGCCAGTCGGCGATTGCGCGAGCGACTGGCACGGTCAGCTGGAAATGCTGCGCCACAGTAACGCGCGACATCGAGCAACCCGACGGCTCGACTGTCCCGACCGTCTGCGTCGGCACAGCTAAGTTTGTCGAGAGCGACATGGACGCGGTGAAGACGGCAGTCTTCGCGCACGTTGCTGCTGCCTACGCCCGAGAGGCTGAGTTGATGGCAACGATCAACGCAACCGGCAGCGTAGCGGCTCTGCGTGCAATCGACCTCACGGCAGGCTGGGCGGCAGTGCCGCCGACAGCATGAGCCGCGATCCCGACATCGCGATTGGCTCCATCGCTGCGGCAGGCGGAAGTGCTGGCATGACCATGCACTTGCTCGCGGACACACTCTCGCTCGCGGTGCTGTCGGTCAACCTGATTGTCGCCCTCGGCGGCGGGTATCTACTTTGGCTCCGTATCAGAAAAGCGAGAAAAGAAATTGATGGAGCTTAGCGCGGAAATGATAGTCACAGTGGGTGGCATGACGGCATCCATTGTCACGTCGTTTGCTGTTGTTAAGTCCAAGGTCTCGCAGCTTGAAGATGATATTAAGGAAGCGAGCAAGCGCATTAACGCTTTGGATGCTCGTCTCGACAGAAATGACACGGCGACTGATTTAGTGAGCCAGCGCCTCTCCGTGATATCTGGCATGCTCGATCCGGAGAAGCGCGAAAGATTGCATCGGTCTTTGGAGCGTTTGCAAGTTCAAACTGAAACCCTACGCCGCGACGTAGACACCTTGCAAAAAATGCATAGCGGAAGACACCTGCCTGTGGATGGACTTAAACATGATTGATTGGGATAGTTTAAATTTTATTCCCGAGGAGTTTGAGTGTCGATGTGGCTGTGGGCAAATGGGCATGGACCACGGCTTTCTCCAGACGCTTCAGGATGTACGGACATCGTACGGACGAGTCATGAATGTGTCGTCAGGTTACAGATGTGCCGCTCATCCCATCGAGGCGCGCAAGATCGAAAGGGGCGGAAAGCCGGGGTCGCACTACAGCGGCAAGGCTGTTGATATTCTGGTTTTTGGCGAAGCCGCGCTGGAGTTACTGCGCGTTGCGTTAGCGCACCCAGATGTCACAGGTATTGGCGTCAATCAAAAGGGTCCGCACTCGTCGCGCTTCATCCACATTGACACTATCACTGAACAAAACCGACCAACCATATGGAGTTATTAAATGCACGCTATTATCTCACGTTTCAAAGAGCCTTCCTCCTACGCCGCGCTGACTGGTGTGTTGGCGCTGGTCGGGATCAATGTTGATCCCGGCCTGATGCAACAGATCAGCACCGCGCTTGCCGCCATTGCTGGCATCGTCGGCTTCTTCTTGAAGGAAAAGGGCGCCGAGTGAGTGTCTGGATTGTTGTTGCCTTATGCGCTGGGGGAGTCGCGATTGTCGGCTGCGCCATCTGGATGGGGCGGAATCTCCAGAAGGGTACGCAAGCGAAGGCTGTCGAAGAAGCGCGGCAGCGGATGGATGCGGTGGCTACTTCTGACCTGCCCTCTACTGCTTCCCGGTTGCGTGACGGTCGCTACTAGCGTGATTGGCGCTGGCGCTTCAGTAGCTGGAGCGTTCTTTGATTATAAGTCTGCTGAAAAAGGAGAGGCGGTGATAGTGACGCCGCCTCTGGTGGAGTACAGCAAGACCATACGGAATCAGGCCGCCGCCGAACTGGAGTTTATGCGTCCTCCATGCGCGCGGGACATTGCTGTTGGTGAGTGTTCAGCACTCAGCCGCATGATAATAGACTATGGTGACCTCCGCGAAAAAATCAGGGCTGCCAAGTAGATATGGCTACTCCCATTATTGGTAAAGAAAAAGCTCGTCTGTTTATTGAGACCGTTGAGCGCAAGTTGGCTGAGGGTTATCCCCCACCCGGAGTTTCAGTGCAGGGGAAAAAGGGCGCGTTGCGTGCTGCCTGCGAGGAACTTGAGATACCGACGGGCAGCACTAGCTCTAGGCTTGCCGCCTCAGAGCGAGCTTACCGAAAGGTCAACTGGTCGTTGAAAGAACACCCTAAAGACTTTGATCTGCCGGTTTTTCCTGAAGACGATATCCCGATAGAGGATATGCTAGATCACTTGTCCCGCAGATTTGAAAAGAAACTGGCAAACGAAGATGCTAAGACTTGGTTTGAGGTTAAAATAAATATCTCTGGTCCTGTGGGTTTGGCCGTCGTCGGCGATCCCCACTTGGGAACGCACTGCAATATTCCGCTGCTGCGGCGCGACATCGAGATCATGTCGCAGACTGAGGGGATGATGGCCGTTAACATTGGCGATACCGCCGACAACTGGGGCCGGATGATTTACCTATATGCCGAGGACGACATAAGCCGTCCCACCGAACGCAAGCTAGCTCGATGGTTTCTGCGTGACGCTGGTGTTCCGTGGGTCGTCTGGCTGCACGGCAACCATGACACGATGCATGGGGAGTTCTCCACGTTTTTGAAATCAGAGAACGTGGCGCAGATACCGATGGTCGACTGGCGCGCCAAGTTCAAGCTGAGGTTCCCCAACGGCGGCGAGGTCAAGGTGGACGCTGCGCATAACCACAAGGGAAGCTCGATCTATAACCGGCTGCAGGGCCAGAAGCGTGCAGCCCTGTGGGACGAGGACGCCGACATCTACGTCGCCGGGCACCACCACACATGGGCTTTGACTCACGAGGAAATGGAGGATGGCCGTGTCGTCTGGATGGGTCGCGCTCGTGGTTACAAGTGGATCGACGAGTACGCAACACGGCATAACTTCCACCGCGACGAGCACGGTGCCACCATCTTATTCGTGATCGACCCCGTGGAGGAGAACGCCGTCAGAAGGATTAGCGCGTTCGCCGATCTGGAGGAGGGCGCTGACTTTCTGACGTGGAAACGAAAAAGGGCAGCCCGTTAAGGGCGGCGGTCTTTGAACTTCCGCACGAGTTCATCGGTGTCGCATTTCTCCGGCCCGTATATAGTGCCGCAGCGCCGGTGCGCGATACTGAGATAATCTTGTCCGCACCGAGCGCAGCTCCAACGGCGAGCGGTCGATACGCTACAGCCGAGAAGGTCGGCGGCTTCCTTGTTTGTCATTTTCTCAACTCCGTCTCCGCTCGTTTTGCTGGCAGTGGGGGCCGGTGCATCCGCGATGCGATCCGGCGAGGCACTTCTCCGTGCGATTGCTCTAACACGCCCCAATCTCTCCTAATAACAGCGCGTGTAAAAAACATCCTCGGGAATCTCGTCACCGAGGCCGCCATGTTCAGGATTTTGGCACTCTCCGGCGGCCCTAAATTTCCACCCGCACGGACAGTCTGACCAGCAGCCGCAACCGATGCTTTTGGGCGTGTCGCAGACAACGCACTTCCAATCGGCGGCGGCGATAATTTGTTCGATCCCGTTATCCATTGAGCTTTTGTCCCGTCTCAGAATCGGATGGGAGGGAGAAGTTCCTCTTGCCCCCGTATGCGCCCCGCTTGACAACACCACATTCCATTAGGACAAGCATCATCTTGTGACATGCCTGTGGCGAAGCTCCAACGATACCGGAAAGCTCTCGCATTGTTGGAGCTTCGCCCTCCTCCAACACGTATCGAGCAAA